GTTCTGGTTGCGCCTTCAAGGTCGACGTAAGTGCCATACATGCCTCCAGTAGAAACATTATGTGCGCCATCGTCGAGTTGCAAGGGTGCAAAGGAAGCGGTTTGTTGCTTCCCTTGCTTCCTTTTAATTTCGAAACCGAATAATGTTGCCATTCGCTAACTTCACTTTCCTAATAATATAACTTAATTGCCGCCGGCGTTACCGGTAATACCTCCATCTACTTCCCACCAATCGTATTGAAAGGTAACAGTAAACTCTTCAATCGTATCTGTAGTGTTCCAATCAAGATCAATAGTGCTGACCTCAGTTGGCCACATACCATTAAATGTATATTGGCGAATTGGAATACCGGTTTTACTATACTGTATTACTTGTGCATTCTCCTTGTAAAGAGAAGGTGAAGCTGCACCAAACTTACGTACGTTACCAAGATGAGTATTGATGTCTTGCATCCAATTTTCCATTGCATTTCTAATCAAAAAGTCTTCATCGTTGGTTATTGTTATTGTCCATTCAGCAAATGTTCTATCACCAGCTATCTTAATTTTTCTACCGAAGTAACCTACTTCAATAGTTCCAACCGTGGAAGCTGGTATCTGCGCTGCTCTTGCCATAAAAGGAATCTTAGCATCACCACCAGAGTTAGCTGGATTATTGATTATGACCTGGAATAGAGCAGGGCGAGCACCGCCAAGTGCAAGCTGTGATCTAATTTCGTTAATGTTAAAGGCCATCGAGCTCTCCTATTCGTTATATCTATTTAGCTTAGAATTGTCCGACGACTTCAGAGAACTCAACGTTCGTTCTGACGGCGATGAAGTTCAACTGAATAAAGTTAATCGACCGAGCTGGTTTGATGTATATGTCACCAATAAACTCGTTTCTGTCAATTACCTCACCAGTATTATTCGTCTCGTCACAAACAACCTTGAAATCAAAAATACCTCTTCGACCCTGTACATCCCGAAGGAAAGGTTCGACCATATTTCTGAACTGTGCTCTCGTAAATTCATCGTTAAATTCAAACAACGTATACTTAGCAGCTGTGCTAATTGCCTTCTCAAGAACAATGAACAATCTACGAACATTAATTCTATCAAACGCACTTGGCTTAGCAAGCAAAGTCTTATCACCGAATAGAATAGTTCCTTGACCAGGGAATGTAACAACTGGGTTGATACCCTTCTTGTACAAAATGTCCCGATCAGCCTTGTCTGGATTGTAGGGGTTTTTGATAACGTTTTTCAAAATTCCTCTATTAAATCCAGCAGGAGAGAACCATGGATCGCGAAGATTATCTGTTCTGACAATCAGACCAGCAACATCACCGTTGTATGGAACATATCGATAAACGTCATTATACCTATCGTATTGATACTTGTAACCACCATCTAGAACACCATACGAAGAAGATGTTAAAGCGTTTCTGAAGTCGACAGTATTAGCAGACTCATCACCAAAGTTATTAATTACATCAGCCTTTTCAGGAGATATAATAACAATACAGTCCTTTCTTGGCTCAGCAATATTATCAATCAGATAGTTAGCTAGCTGATGACCGTGTGTGGCACCTCTTGCTTTACCTTGTAGTACCAAAGAAATATCAATCTCTTCAGGATTCTTAAACTTATCAAAAGCAGTAGTCAACTGACCAATAGCAACGTTGCCTTCACCAGAATCACTATCGCCAACTAAGAGGTGAGAAGTTACATTTGCAGTACCACCATCTCGACCAATTGTAAATGATCTCGAGAATGGAACCGTGTTAGTTACAGCAGTGTTGACCATGTTAACAGCTGTGTTAACATAATCTGCTGTTGAGTTTTCTGTCTCACCAGCTACACGTACTTTCTTGCCACCATTGTATACCCACTTGCTTTGAGCATGGAGCACATCATAGTAGTAGATTGACTCACCTGATTCGTTCTTAGCATCTGTAGCACGAGACAAGTTTGGATACGACTCGAGGATAGTTCCTCTTACACCAGTAATTGCTCCGTCCTCGTCTTGAACAACAATATGAAGCTCATCTGAAGCATCTGCATTGTTTGCAACATTGTTACAATACAACGAAGTGCCAGGAGCTTGA